AGATATTAGCAAGAGCTATATCTATTTTTTGAAAAAAGGGGTTGACATTTACAGATATTCTGCTATAATAGTAAATGTAAAGAGGAGAACACAAGAGGACAGTGAAAGCTGGATGGTTGCCACCGTAAAAAAGGCGTGTACCTTTACAAGTGAATATTGGGCAATAGTAACCCGTAACACGGGATAACGTGCAACGACTGTTTCACGTGAAACAAGAGCGCGTCCCGTGTATATGGTAGCCACTCCAAATTGTTGTTTGGTAAAGCCCCGGCGGTACTCAACCCGCCTATCCACCCGGACAAAATGTGCGATACCGGGAACGGGAAGTAGAGTCGTTGAAAATTACGACGAAATGCGCGCACTATGTAGGGATTTTATATCCCTGCATAGGGTTACACCAAATTACAATATTAAAGGAGAAATTATCATGAAAAAGAATTTGTACAAGTATGCCGCTATGGCTGTCATCGTGGAGACTTTGAACGATAAAGCAATGTCGTTGCGGAATGGCGTGGAGTATACCAACGAGCGTTACAAGGATGACGAAGACGGTATTCCGGCATGGGCACAGGAAACAATTGACAAGGATACAGGCATCGCCGATTTCCTTGATGACTTTATTAGCAAGCTGTGAAACAGCTTGCATCGGGCAACCAAAATTCAAACAACAAAGGAGAAACACTATGTATATTACAGGCAAAAAGGCGCGTTCCTATGTCAATCAGTATTCCCGCATCTATTTCCCGCTGACGCTTGACGATGTATACAACTCTTACAGCGTTGCAAAGCTTCATGCATGGGAATACTGTCAGCGCAAGTGTGACAAAATGAACGGTAGACGCCTAACAGTACTTTCGCACAACAGTAACTTTTTCACCGCTGCGTTCGAGTACACGCACCCCGACACAGGCGTTCTCATGCTGCATGTCGAAACATACGCCAACAGCTACGACATGGAAATGTGAGGTGTTTCACATGAAACAATGGAATTTTTGGCAAAACGTATTGTTCATAGTCGCGCTATTAGGCTATCTTATTTGCGCGAACGTCATAGCCAACCTCATTGTGCCGCCTATTTACTAAATAGGCTGGCATCGGGCTACACCAAAACAAACGACAATGGAGAAATGAAAAAATGAAAGAAATACCGGTACGCGCTATTGTAAAGGTTATGCCTTGTTTCAAAGGGCAGGAATTTCCTGTTGCGGTGTTTGTAAAGCACCATGACGTAAATTTTTGGCAGCAGTCAAGCAAGGAATACTGGTACAAGAAATGTGCTGAAAAAGAAGCAAAAATGCTGTGCTTATTGCATTACGGGTGGCAGCTTGCCTGACACCCGCATCGGGCAACACCCAAAAAATTCAAACAACAAAGGAGAAACCAAAAATGAAACGCATGATTACACGCACAATCGACCTGCACACCTACACCGTCCGCACCCTGAACGTGGAAACCGCAGAAGTCCGTGACATCGACTACACTATCGGCACCCACTACGCCGATACCAAAGTCCTTGCAGAACTCCGTGCAGAGCACGAAACCGACGCCCTCAAGCTTGTCTCTATCGTTAACCACACCACGGAAACCCGTTTGTACGGCATGGACGAACAGACCTTTATCAACCTCGCCACCGTTTTGCCGCCCCGTGGCAAAGCCGAAAATGTGCCGGAATAATCCGGCGCATCGGGCAACACCCAAAAATTCAAACAACAAAGGAGAAAACAAAATGAAAGAGTTAGATTTTAACACGGAAAATGCTATTAAAGTGCTGAAAGCGATGGAAAACGGGCTTGCGCTTGAGTATGTCCGAGAGGTGCTTGCGACCATGATTACAGACAAAAAGCCTGACCAGCTGTTAGCGGGTATGGCAAAAACAGCGAGACTGTTTGTCAATATTCTTACCAAAGAAACAGAGTTCCGTGACGCTTTAAAGTTTCTGTCAGAACAAGACGTAACCATCGAATGATGGTTACGCATCGGGCACCACGCCAAATACAACAAAAGGAGAAAACGAACAACATGATAGACGTAACACGTTTCACCGAACCTGAACTTGTCAAACTCAAAGAACTCACCGATAACTCGCGCTCTGCTCTCCATCGCCTTTGTTCATCTCGGAAAATCTGCGCTGGTTGTCAGTGGCGTAACCTCTGCATTTACTACCGTGACCTATGGCTTATCGCACACAAAGAACTGAAAAGGAGGGGTGAATAATGCGTTATCTGGTAGACGAAATGCCACACGTACCCATCGACTGCCCGTTTTGCGAACCAAAGCTATACAAAAACGAATACATCTGCGCCAAAACAGGCGGTCTATGTGGTCGCTTCACAGAATGTCCGTTCCCGGTCGAAACTCCGTATTCTTGCGACGGCCTTGTCTCCGTACCCGGCCTAATCACACGCCCCGAACTCCGCGAAGCACTATTAGAAGCAGTAAGGAGGGCCTAACGTGATTAAACTTTACCGCACCAAATTCACACCACTCGAGTTACGCACTCTGTCCGAACACTGCCAAAATTTCTGCCCCTACGGTTTAGACAAATCAGAATGTTTCGACAAATCCTGTGCGCTCTACTCCGTATGCACCGATTTGCAGCGTCTCGCCCGCTACTCAGAAACCCTCGCAGACGAAATCTCCCGCCCCAAAACCCCAAACTGAGAATTTGTACATTGTTAAATTTTTCACACTCGGTTACAAATTCCCAAATTCCCAAATTCCCTATTGACACCAGCCCCAATCTATGATACAATATCATTGCCGAAAGGTTAGTGTGTCATCTCATTTTCCCCTCATTTGCCGGGTTTAACCGCCCGGCACACCGGGAAGGCCGTTCCCTCGCAGGAGTGCAACTCTCCTGTTCCCGAAAATCAACAAAACTAACACAATGAAAGGAGAACAAACAAATGGCTAAGACCCCCATGATTACCCGCACCATTCAGACCACGGAGGTAAACGTTCTGTGCATGGACATTAAGCAGGGCGAACCATTCAACACCACCGTGACCCTGCCCCGTACCTACAAGGACAACGCCGCGATGCTCAAGGCTGCCGCTGCTGTCATCGACAATGAGGATATCAAGGCTGTCCACATCGTAGCGTCCGAGGTCAAGGAAACTCTGTACGGCATGAAGGAGACTGACTTCATCGCCAACGCGGACATTCTGCCCGCCCGCACCGTCAAGGAGCATGAGTAAGGCTTGTCGGGAGTGCCCTATCAGAGAAATCTGTATACAGGCTTTACTCAATAAGCGTTGCCCCATCAAAACATTTAACAAGAAAAACAAAAAGGAGAACAGAAAATGAGCAAGACTATCACCATCACTGTATTTTCCAAGCAGCGCACCGCCAATGACGGTAAGAAGTTCAAGACCTATTTCACCACTATGCCCGGTGACGAGAAGGCAATCAAGGTCAAGTTCCGCGAAGCTTGCGGCTCCCCTGAGTGCCCTGCCAACATTGACCTCATTCAGAACCAGTGCAACATCTCCAAGGAGACTTACACTGACGTGGTGACGGGCGAGGTCAAATCTGTTCCTGTTTTGTGGGTGTCTGATTACACCCCGAGCAAGGACGTTTACCGTGACACCAGCATGGACAAGTATTTCTAATCCATTCAGACCAACAGAAAAGGGAGCCTAAGTGATTAGGCTCCCTTTCTTATCAAGAAGGAGGATGACGAGATGGCAAAACGTACCGAAGCTGCGAAGTTACGCCGAAAAATCAAGGCACTTCAAAAGCGAGGTTATCTGTTCCCAAAGGGGTACACACCTAAACCCGGCGCAAACTTATATGAAGCTGCATTCTATATCGACCAGTCCAGCACAACGCCACACGTAATTACAGGTGTTGAACGCCGTGCTCAAGAGCGCAGCATAGCTGCACGAAAAGCAGCAGAAACCCGCCGCAGGAGAGCACTAATTACCGAACCAGAAACCACTCAGGGCCTGCCAACTGATTTAGGCAAAGTTATCACAGAAATTCAGCGAAAAATAGACGAATGGCAACCCCTCACCGAGTGGGTAAATCCAAACACCAAAGGTGAGACATACGAGAACAGCGCATTTACAAAACTAAAGACAAGAGATAAGAACAAACTGAAAGCAATGCTTGAAATGGCTATTGCACAAGAAGGAGCACAAACCGTAGCTGCACGGCTTGAAGCAAACGCAGAGATGGCAAATATGTTAGCTACTCAAATTCTGTACGGCGGCTCTGGTGACAGAACAGACTTTAACTATATGCAAGGTGAACTTGCTGGCTTTGCTCAGATAATCTTAGGCCGTAACCTCTCCACGCATGAGAGCATAGACCTCGAGCAGCAAATCGAAAGCTTCATGCCAGCCTAACCATTATGAAGAAACGCACCAACCGAGTATTTGTAGGGGACTTTGAAACAACGGTATACAAAGGACAAGTGAATACTGAGGTTTGGGCGTCTGCTTGTGTAGAAATAGGCACAGAAGATGTACAAATCTTTCACAGTATCCACGAGCAATTTGAATACTTTGTTTCCCTTGATTGTAACATTCTATGCTATTATCACAACCTAAAATTTGATGGCTCTTTCTGGCTTTCATACCTATTGCTTGACCGCAAGTTTACCCAGTCAACAGAGAAGCTTGCAGACGATACAGTTAAAATGCACCAAGCAAAAGATATGCGAAACGGAGAGATAGCCTATGCAATATCAGCCATGGGTCAATGGTATCGTATCCTCATAAAAACACATGACCACATCATAGAAATAAGAGACAGCCTTAAACTTCTCCCCTTTAGCGTAAAGCGAATAGGTGAAAGCTTTGGCACAAAGCATAAGAAACTTGACATGGAATATACTGGCCTACGTTACGCCGGATGTCCAATCACACCAGAAGAACAGCAGTACATAGCAAATGACGTTCTTGTAGTAAAAGAAGCACTTGAAATTATGTTCGCAGAGGGGCACGACAAGCTGACCATAGGAAGTTGCTGCCTTTCAGAGTACAAGAAATCCGTAGGCACAAAAACCTACAAGGGAATGTTTCCCAACCTATACGAAATACCAATAGATAAAGACCTATACGGTTCTCCTACAGCAGGAGACTACATCAAGCATTCCTATCACGGAGGTTGGTGCTACCTTGTGAAAGGAAAAGAGAAGCAAATAAAACACAACGGCACCACGGCAGATGTAAACAGCCTATACCCGTCAATGATGTCCAGTGAAAGCGGAAACTGGTATCCATTCAAAGAGCCAACGTTTTGGAAGGGAGACTATATCCCACTTGAAGCAATGGAAATAGGTAAGTATTATTTTGTTCGCTTCACTACACGCTTTTATATCAGACCAAACAAATTACCTTTCATACAAATCAAAAACACTTTCAGATATCGAGCAACTGAAATGCTTGAAACGAGTGATGTCCTCAACGAAGAAACCGGAGAATACTGCAAGGAAATAATCAATCTCAATCATGAAGTCGTACCGACAACAGTAACTCTCACAATGACTATGACAGACTTCAAACTATTCAAAGAGCACTATGAGCTGGTAGACTTTGAAATACTTGACGGTTGTTATTTCAATGCAGCGTTCGGCATATTTGACGAGTACATTAACAAGTACAAGGAAATTAAATTACGTTCCAAAGGAGCACAACGAGAACTGGCAAAGCTGTTTCTCAACAACCTATACGGCAAGATGGCATCATCCACGTCATCCAGTTTCAAGGTAGCATACGACAAAGGCAACGGCGTTTTAGGTTTTTACACGCAGCCAGAGAACGATAAACTCCCCGGCTTCATAGCTGTTGGTTCTGCGATTACTTCATACGCCCGTAACTTTACCATTCGCGCAGCCCAAGCCAATTACTACGGGCCAGATAAACCCGGCTTCATTTACGCTGACACTGACAGCATACATTGTGACCTTCCGCCAGAAGAAATAAAAGGAATAACTGTGCATCCTAAAAATTTCTGCTGCTGGAAACTGGAAAGCTGCTGGGATACCGGATGGTTTGTCCGACAAAAGACGTACATTGAACACGTCACCCACGAAGACTGTGAGCCAATCGACACACCATATTATAATGTGCGTTGCGCTGGTATGCCTGAAAGCTGTAAGAAATTATTTCTTAAATCTATTGAGGGATGGAGTGACGAGGAAAAAGAAACGATGACAGACCCAGAAAAACAATTCTTATATGAGGACAAAGAGTACACCAAACCAATCAGGCGAACAATAGAAGACTTTAACATAGGTCTTAGTGTTCCCGGAAAATTACTACCAAAACGCATACCCGGCGGTGTGTTGCTGGTAGATACAGATTATAAAATGAGGTGATGAAATGACGAGAGAAGACGCAGTATTTATGTTGGAAAGATTAAAGGAGTATATAGCAGTAACGTCTATTGACCAATGCACTTACTGCACTGGTTGTTCGCAGACACGAATACCAGACGAAGAATGTGAGCAGTGCATAGACGCTGGTTTACGCGCACTCGATTTAGCAATAGAAAAAGTACAAGAAGGAGGATTTTTGACAATGACTGAGGTCACGTTGAAAGTCACAGAGGGATATATGTTATGTTGCCCTCTGTGTGGCGCATTTGAAATTGAAAATTCGGTACGCTACCCTGAAGTTCGTGCATTTGGGGAGAACTGGGTAACGTGCAACAAATGCGGCACAACTTACAAGCGAGTATGGCAAGCTGCGGGAAGTTGTGCTAATAGAAAAGTAAAGGAGAAACTGTAATGGTCAACTACACCAGAAGCAATGCAACAGGCCGCCCCTTCAACGGTTACACTTGCCCCTCTTGCTGCAACCAAACCTTTGACCTAATTTCATATCCTTCTCGTTACGCTTTCGGCCCTGACTGCTGCGGTGTTCTCATTTGTGCCAACTGCGGCCGCTACGTCAAAATGATGTCCGACAGCGAGTGCCAGCAATTCAACCACACATGAGAAATCCAGCCCTAACTATGGAACAGATACGCCGCGCCCGTAAGACAAAAACCTGCCCATACTCAACCTCATGCTTCGAGTGCCCAATGCCGGACTGTTCCATAACTTCACAACTATCTCAAGTAGTAAACCAAACACCACTCGAACAGGAGGAACGCGCCAACCATTCATACCGTAACAAAATGAAAGACCGATAGGGAAACCTATCGGTCTTTCTCTATCTGTAACTGTTGATACTACAAAGCGGTAAGCTGTCCGACTGCACAACCGGCGGTCTATTCCACCCGTGCTTTCCGGTGTGCACAATGTAGTTGACAACAGCAGATAGCGTCAATAAGATAACGCTTTCAGGATTGCTTCCTTGCACTTCAAATCCTTAAACCTAAAGCAACCCTTTTCGAAATAGTATCTCATGCTGTCAAGAAACCAGCTATTCCTTTTCAGCATAACATAGTTGATATCGTGGTCTTGCGTGGTAACTGTAATTCTACTCGGGAACGAACTATCCGGCCTATCATCACAGTAAATCACACCAGCGTCCGCATACTGTCTAACAGCGTAGTCAGTATTCTTATACCTAATAGTAGCCAGATACTCACCAGCCCCTTTAGGCTTTTCAATGAACGCTTTGTTATCATTCAAGTACACGCACTCGCTTGAATAAGCCATATACTCATTCTTAGCAAATGCCTGATTGAAGCCGCTTTCCTTCTGTGCTCTGCTTGCGCTATCCACATAGCCCTGTTCCATTACAAAGCCAACGCCGCGCAGGAACTTAGTATCATCTCTCAGCCTTGAGGAAATACCCATCTCCGTATAGTAAGGATTGATTATACTGACCGGGTTACTCAGCATGAAGACAGGAACATATCTCGTCTGTTCTCCCTGACCTCTTGCAATACTTGTATGCACAGATAAGAACTTTCTTATTTCATCAGGGCAGTAGTGGTTAGTTTCACTCTGAAATTCATCGAACAGTATCCGCTTTACGTCACTGAATATATGACTATACTTCTTTATCTGGTCGGCACTATTCAGCGCAAGTGCATACCCGCATCCTTCGCCGTCCAGATACAGTTCATGGAAAATTCCTCCGGCCTTAGATTTACTCGTCATTTCCATATCAGGAAAGAACAGCGTTCTAATATCCTTAAAGAATTTCTCAGCGCAGTCATCCATTTCATACTTATACCGGTACAGCAGCGCAAACTTCTCGTGCTTATCCTTCCACCTGTTCACGCAAAGTCTGCCAAAGTATGTGGTTTTACCGCCTGTTCTGTTAGTCGTACAAATGTAAATTTCTGGTTTGTTTCCATTGATGTCCATTAGGGATAATAGCTTAGTTCCATCGTAATATTGAGGTTTCATAAAATTCCCTCCCACTAAATTTTACCATACCCCTTGACAAATGTCAATAGATATGTTATATTTATTATAGAAAATTTCGGAAAGGAGATTGTTATGGACGCTAACACTATCACCACCCTCATTACCTCTGTTGGCTTTCCCATCGTTGTTTGTTTGATTTGCTTTTGGTACATCAACAAGATACAGGAAACGCACAAAGAGGAGACGCATGAACTGTCCGAAGCTTTGAACAACAACACCATCGTAATGCAGAAGCTTGTGGACAAACTGGATAAGGGGGAACTGTAAAATGAAAATCATCGAACCCCAGTATGTTTGGAATGGTGAACTCACCAAACGAACACAGCCCATCTATCGCATTATCCTGCACCACGCAGCGGCTTCCCACTGTTCCGCTGTTCAGGTGCATAGTTGGCATAAAGCCCGTGGCTGGGTTGGCATTGGCTATCACTTCTTTATCACCAAGGACGGTGACATTTACCGTGGCCGACCTATCGACTGCATAGGTGCTCATGCCGGTGGTTACAACTACGACAGTATTGGTATTTGTTTCGAAGGTAACTTCGAAAATGAAGTGATGCAGAACGCGCAGGAAGAAGCTGGCCGCGCACTGGTAAAGAGCTTGACCTCTCAGTACAAAACAATCAAGGTTGTCCAGAAACATTGTGACGTAAACGCAACGGCTTGTCCGGGAAAGAATTTCCCGTTCGACTATATTGCACATGGCATTGTGCCGGATAGTGACCCGAAGGAGGAAACTGTGTACGGTATCGAAGTCGCAGAGATTGCACGAGGGGCAACAGGCCCGGACGTACTGATTTTGCAGAAAATGCTAATCGGCAACGGGTTCTCTTGTGGTCGCACCAAAGCTGACGGTCAGTTCGGTCGCAACACGGAACAGGCAGTTATAGACTTCCAGAAGTCCCGCAGCATCTTAGTCGATGGCATTGCTGGCAAGCAAACGTGGTACAAACTATTCTTGAAGGAGGACACTCATGGCAGTTAAGAAAATCGATGAAATCATGGCGGCTGTGCGTGCCCGCATTGGAGAGGATAATTCTGATGAAGCCCTTTCCTTCGTGGAAGATATCCACGACACCCTGAACTCTCTGTCTTCTCCGGACAACGAAGATTGGAAGAAGAAGTACGAGCAGAACGACGCAGAGTGGCGGGCAAAGTACAAGGAAAGATTTTTCAATCCTGATAAGCCTGCTGACCCTGACCCCGACCCGCAGCCTGAGCCGGCTGAAAAGCTCACATTTGACAAACTTTTTGAACAAGGAGGAAACTAACAATGGCAAAACGTATCGCAGTTTCTACGCTGAACGCCAGCACGATTGATATTCTGAATACCATTCGTGCCAATGCCAGCGCAGAGTATCAGGACAGTGTTCCTAAAATCACTAAAGAAACCGACATTCCCAAGGTGGGCGAGGTGCTCTATGGCTATCCCGCCCTGGCTAACCAGTTCCTGTCTTCTCTGGTTAACCGTATCGCGCTGGTGCGTATCAAGAGCGCGGTGTTCAACAACGCCTATTCTCAGTTGAAGAAGGGCTATCTCGAGTTCGGCGAGACTGTTGAGGAAGTGTTCGTCAACATTTGCAAGGCTCGTGAGTTCTCTGCTGAGAAGGCTGAGAGCCGTGAATTGAAGCGTTCTCTCCCCGATGTCCGCACCGCTTTCCACGCGATGAACTATCGCGTGCAGTATCCCATCACCGTTCAGGACGAAGACCTCCGCATGGCTTTCATGTCTGCCGAGGGCGTGACCGACCTGATTGCCCGCATCGTGGACAGCGTGTTCACCGCCGCCGAGTACGACGAGTATCTGCTGTTCAAGTATCTGCTTATCAAGGCCATCTCTCACGGTAAGATTTATCCCAAGGCGTTTGACGCTGCTGACATGAAGAATGCCGCCAAGGCGTTCCGTGGCATGAGCAACAAACTGACCTTTATGAGCACTGAGTACAACAACTCCGGTGTTCATACCACCACTCCCCGCGATGACCAGTTTATCTTTATGGATAGCGAGTTCAACGCGGCCTATGACGTGGACGTTCTGGCTGCTGCCTTCAACATGGACAGAGCGACCTTCACCGGTCATCTCATTCTGGTTGACGACTGGACTACCTTCGACAATGACCGGTTCTCCGTGATTGTCGATGCCAGCGACCAGCTTGAGCCTGTTACCACTGAGGAACTGGCCCTGATGGCAAACGTCAAGGCTGTCATCGCTGACCGCGAGTGGTTCCAGGTGTACGACAATCAGGCCAAGATGACCGAAAAGTACGTCGCGTCCGGCGAGTATTGGAACTACTTTTACAATGTGTGGAAGACCGTTTCCAGTTCTCCCTTCTCCAACGCTATCGTGTTCGTTGATGACGCTGTTGCTATCGCGGCCCCCGCGAACTTCAACGCTGAAATCCTGAGCATCGACAAGAGCGAGGAAGGCACGGTTATCACCATGACCCCGGCTCTGGATACCGCTGCCGTCAACAACTACAACTACAAGTTCATCCAGACGGGCGACATGGTTGCTCAGAAGATTGCCGTTCATCCTTACGGCGCGTTCATCTTCTCTCCCAACGCTACGAACTGCAAGATTGAGTGCGAGTTGGGCGGCGCGACTTACAGCACCGCTGCCGTGTTTGATTACGCTGCTGCCAACGTGGGCGACATGGTGGAACTGGTCAAGGGTTAAACCAATAGGGAGAGGGTTCACGCCCTCTCCCTCTCCAAGGAGGAAAAGATATGAAAGTATTTCCTGATGGAAAACTGTATATCATAAGCGGTTGCCCTTGCGACCCGGACTATGAGCACACCCTTTACTGGCCTAATAAGGAAGGGCAGCACGCCTATTTCCTCACAAAGGCTAAGTATCGTGTGGACAACATGAGTTACCAAAGGGCAAAGCGCGGTAGAGTAAGAGTACAGTATAAGGTTGAAGACCTGTACGACTGTAACTATATTGCTTTCCAGAACAGTTCGTTTGGAAACAAATGGTTCTACGCTTTCATTGATGATGTCACCTATGTGAACAATATCACCAGTGAGATTAGCTACACTATTGATGTTATCCAGACGTGGATTACTGAGATGGATTTGCAACAGTGCTTTGTACTCCGTGAACACTCTGCAACTGATAACGTCGGCGATAACCTTTTGCCAGAAGATGTTGACACCGGCGAGATGGTTGCAATGACGACATGGCAGCCCGTTATACCCAACAGCCCAATGAAAATAGTAGCTTGCCAGACAACTACTCCCGACGGTAGTGCTGTTATAGACGGGACATTTTATGGCAACACCTATGCCCAGGCTGTTTTCCTCAAATATGACGCTACGTCCGAAGGGTATAGTCAGCTAACAGAGTTTCTCAGAAATAGTGGTGTACTTGACAATCGACAAGTACTTACGTCTATTTTTATGTGTCCGGAAAGTTTGCTGATTGAGGGAACGCCAACACCTACGTCCATAGGAGCCGTCAATAATTACTTACTTCCTGTTGCAACAGGGCTTAAACGAAGCAATGGAAGTGCTGTAAAAAATAAGAAACTGAATACATTTCCTTACACCTATTTGAATGTAACCAATCTGTCTGGACAAGTTGAAAATTATGCCTATGAATACTTTTCCTCATGGGGTGGCGAAGACCATAAACCAAGATTTGGTCTTTCCAAAAGCTATGGCCGCGTCCTTAGCCTAACCCTTATGCCCTCTGGCTATAAGCAAGGGCTTTCATTAGGCATCAATTTCAATCACTGCCTGACATACGACAGCTTTCCTGAATGTGCATGGTGTACTGACCAGTTTGGAAACAGATTGTTGATGGCGGGATTGTCCGCTGGGATTGGCGCCCTTGCTGGTGGATTAACTGGCGGCGCAGCTGGTGCTGTAATTGGTGGTTTAACCGGTGCTATGCAAGGTTACATGAGCGGCGGAACTGGTGCGGCAAGTGCTGGTAACGTTCCATACAACATGACTGCGCCTGTTGGTGAGCGAGAAGACTTAGGTGGTAAGCGTGTACAAGGTGGCCCAGCAAATGAGCGATACGCAAGGTTCGGGGAGGGCGAGTTAAGAACTGCTTTGGCTCTTGCTCAAACTCCGATTAAACCACTCAATCCTGTCATTCACGCTGGTAGCGGAAACGACCTGTTCAACAGTGGTAACTGGGGTTTCTACTACGCACAAATGCAACCGCTTCCTGAGTACATCGACCGCATTGATGACTACTTCTCCCGTTACGGTTACACCACCAACAAGTTAAAAGTTCCCAACATCTCGTCCAGGCCTCAGTGGAACTTTGTCAAAACCGCAGACTGTAAAATCGGCGGTTCTATCCCCTGCACAGACGAAGCGGAAATTTGCAGTATTTTCAACAAGGGCGTAACCTTCTGGAAACACCCCGAAAATGTTTGCAACTATTCCCTCGACAATAGTCCGACATAAGGAGGACAACATGGCAAGACGTAAAACAAACTTCTGGGAAAGCGCTGTAATGAACAACGCTACCTATATCCAATATTACAACCGTCTCATTGAACTCTCCATTGCTATGTTCGACTGGACAGGTCTTCCCGACACGATTGACCCCCGGTTCCTTGAACTCACTTTGTTCAAGTACGGTCAAGCCGTGTTCTTTGAAGACGAGGTAATGGGCTATCTCGCTCTCACCAATGCTGTTCAGGGCGGCTTTGACGTATACGGATATCCGGTGGCGTCCCGCGCTTATTCCCCGTACAACAACTATCAGAAAAACCTCACCCTTGATGATAGCGTTATCATCTACAATAACTATCTTCGGACCCCTTCTTCACTGGACGTTGAAGTTTTCGCCAAGCGTCTGTACAACCTAGACAGAGTAATTGACGTTAACGCCAATGCGCAGAAAACACCTGTCCTTATCAAATGCGCTGAGACGCAGCGGCTTACAATGAAAAACCTGTACAAGGAATTTGATGGTAACAGCCCTGTCATCTTCGGTGACAATGGTTTGAACGATGCGAACTTCACCGTTCTCTCCACAGAAGCCCCGTATGTTGCGGACAGAATTTACCAGTTGAAGACCCAGATTTGGAATGAAGCCCTAACCTATCTGGGTATCTCCAATATCAACGTACAGAAGAAGGAGCGTCTCATTACGGATGAAGTCTCCCGCAACATGGGTGGCGTCATTGCTTCCCGTTATTCCCGCCTGAACGCTCGACAGAACGCTTGTGAGAAAATCAACAAGATGTTTGGTCTGAATATCTGGTGTGAATACCGCGATGATTATCGCGAACTGGACGAGGAACTGGAAGTCGTTAACGAGGGCGATGACGAGAAGAAGCCGGAGGTGAAAGAGAATGAGTAAGTACACGACTGAAGTTCGCTTCATTTGTGAAAATGCTGCCGGTCTTATCGAGTCTCTGGGCGAGGGCGCTATTGAGGATATCATCACAAAGGCTGCCCCTAAAGTGTTTAACTTCGACTTCCCCATCTTCGATGAAGCTTACAGACTGACACTCGAAAAGCAGATACTCCGTGCCTATTACACGCGAGAAATTTGTGAGGAAACTGTCGGCCTTTGGAAACTTCGCCTAAACTCTCGTCTCAACCTCATTATGCCGAAGTACAACCAGCTTTATGAAAGCGCACGTTTGCAGTTCAACCCCATGTATGACGTGGACTACAGACGCTTTGGCAGCAACAGCGGGCAGGGACAGAGCAGTGGTTCGTCTCAGGCTCAGAATATGCACAGCGACACACCCCAGAATGGTTTGTCTTCTGTGCTGTCCGGAGAATATCTGACTGACGCTGATGTGTCCGATAACAACAGCAGCAGTCAGTCCTCGAATAGTGGGCAGTTCGAGGAAACGATACAGGGCAAAACTGCCGGGAGTTCGTATTCCCGTCTGTTGAAAGAATATCGACAGACGTTTTTGAATATTGACAACATGGTAGTAAACGAGTTGAATGACCTTTTCATGGGTCTATGGTAAGGAGGTACTATGGCTGATTACAACCCCAAATATTGGCCGTGGTCGCAGAAGGTTTTACCCCTGACGTATGATGAAAGTCTCAGCTACTACGAGGTTTTGTGTAAGCTGAGAGACTACATCAACGAAATGGGTAAGCGGCTGGACAACTACGGAGAACAGGTACTTGCTGCAAGTAAAGCGTATACTGATGGTGAAATTGCAAAAAGTATCCAGCAGTACAATCAGGCTTTGGAGCAGCTGACCAGCGACTACAACCAGTTCGTGGACAACGTGACAGGTGCGTTGCAGGGTTTCCAGAACCAGATGGACAGCAACTTCCAGCGGCAGGACAACGAGATTGCCGGTGGCAGGGCGTACACGGATACGAAGATTGCACAAAATAACGAGTGGCTGCTTGAGCAGATTAGTAAGCAGCTTATCAGTGTTACTGTGCTCAACCCGTTTACCGGTGAGCGCGTGTCTATTCAGGACATGATTGATTATCTGTCCGTGCTGCACATGACCGAAGCTATCGATGTGGATGGTATTGTCACTGCGAACAGAACTGTAACTAAGGTTATCTCTTACAACGCCACCTGTACGCAGTTGGTGAATAACGGTAAGAGTATCTTTGCTCAGGCATAAGGAGGATAGGATATGTATGTTGATGAATGGCTGACGGAAGTAAACGAGATTGAGTTTGTGGGTGCCAGTATGGAAAGCTGCAATCAGCTTATCAACTACTGCCAGCAAAATCAGATACCGTATTCCGCTCAGATTGACTACAACGCCAACGGCATGAAGTACACGCTGACTGCCAAGGCTAACAATGAAGTCGCTTATGTTATGATAAGAGACTACAAAAATCGTGGAGGTAACTAAGCATGAAAAATACAACTAACTATGGGTTCAAGCAGTATGAAGGTAGTGATATCTTTAACCCGCTGACCGTTGAAGCGCAGAACATTCAGAGCATCGACAGCAATATGGGTAAGAACAGGGACGCTGCTGTTCAGCTGGCTACGGAGGTTAAAAGCGGAACTGTTCACGCAATTACCCGGAGTACGCCGAGTGCGTCTGTCATTCGGTTCGTGGCTACAAGCGATTGGACGCAGGGCGATACCTGTACCGTGGATGGTGTTCAGGTGTCTACGCTGCTGCCGACTGGTGAGACGCTGCCCGGTGGCGCGTGGAAGATTAACTCCAACGTGCTGGCTGTGCTGACTGGTACGCTGCTGACAGTGTTTACTACGGCTCCCGCTGGTGGCGGTACGGAAATTGATGCGGATACGTTGCAGGGACATGATGCAGCGTACTTCATGAGCAGAGAAGACGGCGCGGTGAAAAGCGTAGGTAGTGCGGTGCTGCTGAACGCTGGTAGCTGGGTGCAGAGTGGTGACAAGTATGTGCAGACTGCGGCCGTGGGTGGCGCTACTGCTAAAAGCAATATCGTGACCAGTCCGAGTGCTACAGGGTGGGCTAAGTCGCAGGAGAATAATGTAAGATGTACGGCACAGGCGGATGGTACGCTGACGTTTACTGCGGACAGTATTCCTGACGTGAGTATCTACTTCAATGTGATTATCCTCGGGTAAGTCGGTTTCGTTGTGTTAGTGGGTGGGCGGTGTCTATTGGGCATGAGTGCTACGGCAGCCGGGTGCGGGTCTTCCGTGGGTATGAATTTTGGAAAGGAGTATTACAAGATGATTGTAAATGCTGGATATAGGGGTAAGATTGGTGCGGCTGCGCCGAAGTTTACCTATACGGGGCGGTATAATGTTAGAAAAGACGGTGTGGTGGAGCTGCTGACGAGCGGCACCATTGTGTTCCTCGAGCCGAAAGTCATTGACGTGTTTATGGTTGGTGGCGGTGGTGGCGGTTCCAGTTCAAGTCTTGAGTATGGGCAAGGCTTCGGCGGCGGTGGCGGCGGCTACACCAGAACAATCAAAAGAATAGCAGTTCAAGCTAACGCCGAATACCCTGTCACTGTGGGAAGTGGCGGAACGACCGGTGCTAAAGGTGGTGCCAGCGGCTTTAACGATTATACAGTTAACGGTGGCACAGGAGGTGCAATTATAAGCGGCTCCACAACAAATCGTTATTTTGGTGGTTCTGGCGGCGGCGGCGGCGTTTCGGCCAACTCTGATTATGGTAATGGCGGCTATGATGGTTCTAACGGAGAGTCTGGATATCCATCCTCTAATCAGTATGGAACAGGCCAGCTATTCACCACCAGCGAGTTCAATGAAAACGGCGGAAAGCTGTACGCCGGTGGCGGCGGTGGTGGGCGCTACATGGCGTCACAATCCCCGGTTGTATCTATGGGCGGAAACGGCGGAGGCGGCTCTGGCGGCTGGTCTGGCTCGAAAGCTTCCGGTCTGACACAAGCACCGGCGGCAGGTGTCGCTAATACAGGTGGCGGTGGCGGCGGTGGTGCAACCGCAAGCACAACTGTCTACGTTAATGGTGCTTCCGGCGGTTCCGGCATCGTGTGTTTCCGTGACGCGCAGGAGTTGCCGGAGTTGGCTGGGACGTGGGTGCTGAATAATAGGTTGTATGCGCCGGAGAATAATATTATTCAGGAGTTAAGTTATACACTAAAAGGCTTTAACTACAACGGTATTGCCATCGATAATAGAGCGGTAAAAGTCCGCTTAGTTGGTAACAGCGGTTATAGCGTTCTGTACACTTTTTCCGATAACAGTTGGAATGGTTCCGCTACGCCCATTAGCATTGCAATAACTTCCACAACAGCTTCCGACGAGTTCCGCGCATGGCTGGCTAGTAACGCGACTAAGCAGTAACATACACGCCAAGTTGCATGTGTTATTCAGGGAGAGGGCGCGTGTCCTCTCCCTATTTTCGTTTAATAGTGGCGCTGACGAGCGAAGCGAGGTTTTGAATGTCAACCCATCAGGGTTGACCGCCCGAGCGAAGCGAGGTTTATAAATGCCAAACCTTTAGGTTTGGCCG